TCGCCTATCTCCTTAAAGTCATAGAGTGTGCGCTGCATTTCGGCATCGCCCAGGTGCAGGGCCGCGGCGGCAGTCAGCACGCCCTTGCTCAGGCCGCGCAGGTTGTCACCCTCCACAAAGCCCTTCAGGCCCGCCTCCATCTGGCTAAAGCCATCATACGTCTGCTGGATAGGCAGGTGCAGGTCTACGATAGCCTGCTTGAGAAAATTCAGGTTCTTGACGCTGTCATTAGCATCTTTAGAGGCAAACGCTATGCGGTTGGTAAAGCCCTGAAACTCGGCCGTCTTCTCCAGGATACCCATGCCCAGCTCGCGGATCTGCTCAAGGCCAAAGGCGATACCCATTACCTTGCCCACCTCCAGTATATGGTGCCTGAGTGAGTCGGTGTGGCCTATCAGGCCCTCTATGCCCTTGTCCAGGTCTTTGATGCCCGCTGCACCATCTCCCACAAAGCGGCCATTGGCCTCTCGTAGCTTGCCACTTGCATCACGGAAGCGACCCATAGCCTTCTCGCCGGCCTCCATATCCTTTTGGAACTTCTGCTCCTCGCGCCCCATTGTGCCGAAGGCCTGAGTCACGGTTTTCTCCATAGACTGCGCCGCGCGGGTGACGCCATCTTTGAAATCCATTTCCCAGACTGATCTTGCCATGGTGCTGTGAGAGTGAAAAAGCCCCCGACCGGTCGGGTGGAGGCTTTTGGTTATGTGTTGCTTCTGATGTTCAGTTCGTTATTAAATGCCTTCATGACGCTCTGCGCGATCATATCGGCCTGAAACTGCTGGTAGTAGAGGCACTGATTGTATAGCTTTACCGCCTCGTCAAAGGGCATCTCATTGATGTCCCTGCCCGCTACCAGACGCAGGATAGCTTCCATCTTGCGCCAGGTGTATGGACTCCCCTCCGGGTCTACGAGAGAGCCTCTGAAAAATTCTCGATCTGCGCGTCAGGTATCTCAAACTGCGATCCGATGAATTTGCCTACGGCGTACTGATTTTTGTCAGCATAGCCGCCAGTGAGTATCTGAGGGTCTGCCCACTTCACACAGTTAGAGTACCATGCCTTTTGCATACCCAGCACATCCTTCTCAGCAGCGCGGGCCGCACTCAGTGCAAATACACTGGCATTAGGTGCCTCAAAGAAGAAGTAGAGGCGCGGCTTGTCCGCCTTGGTCTTTGGGTCGAGGTTCTCTATGGAGCCGCTGAGCAGGCCCGGAGTGGCTGCCTGCAGCCGCCTGGCTTCTGTCATAGACAGGCCAAATTTTGCTTCAAATGCTGCGGCCTTCTCGGCTGCGCTCAGCTCTGCGGCTGTGTTTTTGTCTGCTTTCATCCTGTAGTTTGTTTTGCGTGTTAGTAAAGTATTTTAGGCGGTAGCCGCTTTGACAGCCCACATGCCAGCCTCCTCGTAGGAGGTCTGGGCGAGTGATGCCAGGCGGCCATCCTTTGGTTTTAGCTCCTCGCAGAGGTTGATCAGCTCAGCTGTCTTCTGCTTGATCTGGCTCACCAGATCATTCTGTGCAGGGTTGAAATCTGTGCGAACCCTCTGCTCTCCAATAGTTTTTTCTCCTTCCATGATTGTTTGTTTTGCGTGATATATAAAATCGGAACGTCCGTCGCCGCCAAACCCCCGACTAGTCGGGGGCATGGGGGATGAAGCGGAGATTATTGCTTGTAGTATGGCGGTCCTGAGATGCCGGTCAGCTTGATCGGGATGCTCTTGTCATTCTGCTTGCTGGCGATATTCAGGCCCGAGTCTTTGAACTGGAAGTATGGCAGCACTAGCTTGCGGAATACGTCCTCGCCCTCCGGCAGAAACAGGATAGTGAGGTCGCTCGGCGCGATATCATAGAGCTTCTTGCCTACCGGCAGTGCTGCCAGTATCGCCATCAGCTCATAGTGATAGAAGGTGAAGCTGTGGCCGTCGTGCGTCTTATTGCCGTAGCCGCGGTGCACAGCGCTGTCACCTGCTCCCTGCTCGTTTGATATCTCACGGGTATCATTGATATTGATATCAGTGATACCGCTGAAAGTGCGACCCAGGTATATGACTGATAGCGATCCCCAGGATTGCCTTACGCCGTTGAATGCTGCTTGTACCATGTCGTTTTATGGTGGTTTAAATGGTGGTCAAATGAGGTTTAGATGCCGGTGGTGAGCTGCTTCACGAAGGTGATAGTGCTCTTGATGGTTCTGGCGTATCCCTTGGGCACGATCTCAAAGTCTACCTGCACGGCAGAGTTCTCTATGATGTCCTGGTCAGGATCGCAGAAGACATTGGAGCCGCTGATGGTGCGGGCCTGAGGCGTGCCGAGCGTCATAGGGGCGATGGCCTGGCGGCCGGCGCTCTCGTAGATCTCGCAGGTCTCGGGGCTGAGCTGGCCGGTGGCCGGGTCTACCGTCACGTCCATATTGACCAGCGGCACTACGCCCTCGTACACGCGGCGGTGTGCCTCGCAGTACACATGGGCATTGGCCATGCAGTAGTAGTCACTGGTAGCAGCGCCGCAGCTCGCGTCGTCATTGAAGTAGACACCCGGCGCGCTGTCCGTGCCGTAGGTCTGCGGTATGATGTAGCCCTTGTCGGCAAATACCTTGAAGTCGCCCGTCTCCGGGTCCGGGTCCAGCGTGCTGATGGCGTCGCCCTTGCTGGTGCCGGGATTAACCCAGCGGCCCAGTACGGTATCCTGTATGTCACACTCCTGCACGTAGCCGATATTGCGGCTGGAGCGGCCGGCGCATTTCATGCCCACCACGGTGCCCACAGCAGCGCTGTCAGCCCAGGCGGTATTGAGTGCGGCATAGTCCAGGTCCTGCGCCACGGTCACGTGTACGAAGTCTGCCAGGCTGGCGCGGAGGTCGGTAGCCCCGCTCGCACCGCTCTGCAGCGTGCGGCCCTCCAGTACGAAGAGGCACGGCCTGTTCAGCCCGCGCTGCATCACTGCCAGCGCCTTCAGTTTGGCTATCGCATTGTAGCAGTCGTCGTCCATGCCATGGGTATGGGCGATAGATGCCTTATTCTTAAAGATGCCCCAGACCACAGCCTTGCCGCCTATCTGGTTCATCACGCCCGGCAGCGGGCCTGTGTCAGGATCTGTGAGCTGCACCAGGGTCTTGCTGGTAGGGTCTACCACGTAGAGGTATGTCTTGACACCCGGCGCGAGGCGGAAGTGCTCAGAGAGGTGGTACCAGACCAGCTTGTTATTGCTGGCGTCGGCAGCCTCGGTGATACCGATGGCCTCGGCATCCTGTATGCGCGTGAGCGGATAGACAGTATTGAACTGTACGCCGCCTACCACTGCATAGCCCTGCCCGGCATAGCCTGCGTAATTATACTTGTTCTTGTCTGTGCGGCCCAGTCCCTGGCCCTGGCTGATCTGTACTGCTCCCATGGGGGGTATCGTATTTTAGGTGGATGAAATGGGTGGTTACGCTTTCACGTAGTCGGCGCGGAGCACCGTGGTGTATGGCTTTTTGCGCTCAAGGGCAAACATCCTGGCGGCGTCTTTCTTCAAAAAGATATTCGTCTTATCATCCGCCACATATACCTCCTGAGCTTCAGTATATGTATTGAATACCTCTGCGATGCGGGCCGTCTGCTCCGCAGAGTACTTTGGCGCGGCCTCAGGGGCCTCGTCAGCCGGGGCATTGGCCACAGCTGCGGCGGCCTGCTCCTCAGTCTTGGTATCCTCTGCGAGGGTAGCCTGGAGGGCGGCGAGGGCGTCTTTCTTTTCCTGCACGAGCTTTTCTGCCCCTGTGATAAGCTCCTGCGCTTTAGTCTTCTCAGCTTCTTCTGTGAGCGCGGCAGCGGCTTCTTTCGCGGTAGCGATGGCAGCCTCTGCGGCTGCTATATCCGCAGTCATCTGCTCGGCCTGCGCCTGGTCAGCTGCTTTCTTATCTGCTGCGGCCTTAGCGGCGGCGGCGAGTTGTGCTTTAGTTGGTTTCTTAGCCATGATATGGTTTAGATTTTTGTTGCTTTGAAATAGAGGTACAGTGCCCCGCCGATCAGCGCGAGCGCCAGGAGTATCCAGAGCGCCCAGGTGCTCCACTGGTAGAAGCCGGGCACATACTGCACCATCACCGTCTGCCTGGTATCAGTGGCGATGCTATCGCGCTCGTGTATGATGTGCTCTATGGTGCGCTGTTTGACCGCGAGGCTGTCTGCCAGCTCAGCGCAGATGGCCTGTACCGATATCTGCTGGTGGCCGTTGTACTCCCCCAGGTCCGTATACACCGCGATGCGATGCCCGTGGCTGGACAGCTGGGCAGCTGTTACCTTGCCCAGGCTGTCACAGTCTACAGGTATAGATACACGCAAGGTATCGCCCGGCACTGCGTATGGTACGTAGAGGGGGCCACCGTCATCGTGGATGATGGTGGTGTCATGTACCTCGTGCAGGGACGAATGATCTGCCACGACCGCTGCCTGGTGGCAGCAGCTGCCCAGTAGGGTGAGAAGGGCGAGGATAGTGATAGTGAGGATTGCGCGTGTCATTTATTTGGGTTGAATACGTTAGCCAGTTTTTCTTTGAAGCCCGAGACATAATAGTTCTTGTCCTTGCCGGTGATCACGGCGTAGTTTTCCAGGATAGATATCACATACTCAAATGCGCCCTGCGCAAAGAGGAAGTTGTACGCCCAGTCAAAAGCATCGCTGATCATCGAGTCCCCGTTGAACTGCAGGCTGAACTGGTGGAGTATATAGAGGCCTGCGAGCAGGATCACTATTTTAAATCCCCATCGGCCCAGCTTGCCACTCTCAAAGGGGGCCTTGCTCACCACTACGCCTGCATAGATGCCGCTGAGCAGCTCCACCACGCTGGCTATGATAAAGGCCCAGAGGGTCGCTTTGGTCATCCCTGTGACCAGGGCGAGTGCCGCCACCCATGTGCTGATCGCTATCATAGCTGCCGCGATGTGGTACTTGAATCCCGGAAAGACCGAGAGGAAGACATCGTGGGCCGTATCGAAAGCGTAGCCTTTTATGAGTGATCTGAACATCGTTTGAACCTGGTTTAAATGAGCGCTGAGAGAGTCCAGTTTAGGGGCATTGAAGTGATCGCCGCCCCGTTTTGGATTGCATATGTTTAGGCGTTAGGCCTTGGCGCTGTAGACAGCACCGATACCTTTACCACGTATGTTGCCGCCAAAGAAGGCCACTGCGAAGTTGTAGAAGTCGGACTGGCGGGTAGGGTTCCTAGGCAGTACGAATGCCTCCAGAGTACCGCGGGCAAAGCCTGCCTCGCCGCGTATGAAGAAGAAGCTGGATATAGCATCGGTCACTGGTGCCGCCACTGCGCCGTATGCCTTGCGGGCACCGGTGCCGCTATTATAGAGTGGCGTCTGTGTGCTGATGTAGCAGTCTATACCGAGTACGGTCACCATATCCCCAGGCTTAGCATTCAGCAGCGGCTTGAAGAGTATAGCGTCCTCCTTTTGGAGCGATGCGAGGTGCGTAGGGTGCAGTACGCCTACGATGCCGTTATCCAGGCTCATGTCCGCGTTGAGGAAGCGTGACTTGATATCTATGAAGTCATTTACCTTCATTGCCTTGAAGCCGGAGCCGTCCGCATCACCAGTAGTGGTATTCACGAACTTCTGAGCGCCGTCTACATCCGGTGCGATGCCGTATGCAGAGAGAATACCTTGTGACTGCATCAGGGTGAGGGCATGACGCTCCACACGGTCTGCAGCGATATCATAGGCACGGGTACGCTGTGCGTTCCACTTCACCTGGCTCTGCTCGGTGCTCAGTGTCTTGAGAGCCAGCGCTACCGGACTATCCTCGTCTGCCGCTACCGGTATATCGTAGGTGCCGTCATAGTTGACTATGATACCAGGGTCAGCGCCTGCATCTGCCAGGTTGATCACGTCATTGCTGACATAGGCAGAGAGGTCGCGGCACTCCTTCATCCATGCCGGATTAGGACGGTACTTTTTGAGCAGTAGCGATAGATAGACCTCGCGCGCCAGGCCAGCCATGAAGATGCCGGTGACATTCACAGCGCCGGTGCGAAGTGCGTATTCGCCTACGCCGGCCATCACGATATTGAGAGTGACCGCGCCTGCTACAGGTGGCAGGCCAGCGGCAGCGGCCAGCGTACAGCCGACCACGGTATTGAAGAACACAGCGACGATCGTCGCGATGAGCAGTTTGAAACGGGATTGATTTTTCATTTTATGTTTCGGTTAGTTGATACAAAATGGATGGGTGCGTGTATCCATGTATCTGCGGGTGCAGTGGGTCAGGACTACTAGTCCTCGTCCCTCACCTCGATGCCTTGGTCCTTGTAGAGCTTGTTGTACTGGGCGCGGTTCTCGACTTTCATCCTGGCCAGGCCGTCGAGGTCGTTCTTCTGCCAGTCGTATACTGTCCACTTGCTGCGGTCGTCTGCGCCGCCGCCACCGCCCTGGGCACCATCCGGGTTGATCCTGTTCCTGATATCAGTAGGCTTTGGCAGCTTATTGATCACGCGCTCTACCAGCTCAGGGTTGGCCTCGTAGTCGGCCTCGTACTGGGCGCGCTCGGTCTCCAGTATCTGCTTATTGTCTATGGCATTTTGGATGAGCTGCTTGCCGCGGTTCTTGACCTCGGTAGCGCGCTGCTCCTTGATGGTCTTGAGCTCATTCTTCACAGCCACCAGCTCGTTAGTCTGATTGGTGATAGCTGTATTGATCTCGTCCTCAGTCGGGGTCTCGCCCAGCTTCAGGTTAGAGCGGTTGGTGACGTTCAGTTTCATGTCTGATATATTGGTGATTGAAAAAACATTGCGGTACACCCCCTCGAATGCCTCGCGGTCGGTGGTCTTATTGGTTATAGCAGCTTTGGCGACAGGTGAGTACTGAGGTGTCTCAGGGCCTCCCGGAGGACCGAATGGTTCAGCTACCTCCGCGTTTATGGCCTCGCTGGCAGTCATCCAGGTCATGCAGCCCGGCTGAAACCACTTCTCTATCTCGTCGGCAGGCTTGCCGGTGCGGTCAGTGAGTATCTTCTTGATATCCTTCTCCAGCTTGTCAGCTACATCTGCGGCCTCGCGCAGGCTGGTGCTCTCGCCATACATACCGCTCTGCGGCTTGTGAAACATGAGGCGGGCGTGTGGGGTCATCTGCGGCAGGCCATCACCTACATAGGCGAGGATAGAGGCCATAGAGGCCGCCATACCTACCACGCGCACCTTGCACTTGATGCCTGACTGCATGATCTCATCGTAGATGGCCAGACCTTCAAACATGTCACCACCGCCGCTATTGATATTGAGGGTGCAGGTAGTCTTGCCGGCATTCTTCAGCTCACGGATAGCATTCTTCACGCCCGGATAGTTCACCTCGTCAGAGACGCCTATGTAGCCCGCCAGATCTATCTCCGGCGTGCCGTCTTCCGCGTTGCGTATGCTAAAGAATTTGTCGATGTGCTGGACCTTCATTTTGCTTACCCGTTCAGTGGGGTTGATGAGGCAAAGATGGGGAGGCCAAAAGATATGCGGGGCGCTGTGATAATGGTTCGTACGCCTGTGTACATGATCGGTAGCGGAGCGGCCAGATGCTGCCCAAACCTTACGTGACCAAAAGCCAATAAACGAGCTTTGCATCCAGCTAATCAATCCACAACCATGGCCACCAAGAGCGCGATATCGGAACTAAGGGAACTCGCCAAGCTACAGTTCATCACCACCACCATCACGGCCCAGCAGCTGGCGAGCAACCTGAAAGTGACTCCGAAGACCATAGGCAACTGGCGGCGGGATGACAACTGGGACGCGCTGCGCGAGGCAAACAACACCAAACCGCAGCTTCTCATACAGAAGTATATCGCGGCGATGGCCGCTATCACCGCGAAGGTAGAGGAGGAAGGGAGGGCCTACACTCCCTCAGAGCTGGATAGCCTCAGCAAGCTGAGCAAGATGGTCAAGGACCTCCGTCAGAGCCACACGCCGCAGCAGGCCATGGAGATCATGAATGAGTTTATGAACTACACGGCCATGAGCGACCTGCCGCTGAGCAAGAAGCTGGTCCCGCTGGCCCACGCATTTGTGATCAAGAAGTTTAAAGACGTACGCTAATGGGAGTAACGACCAGACTGACGCTCAAAGAGTATGAGGAGAACCTGCGGCGTATCTCCGCCAGCACCATCGCGCCCAAGGACGAGAACGCCGGTGAACAGTTTGCCAGGATAGAGCGCGCCAAGAAAGACTATCGCTTTTTCTTCGAGTACTACTTCCCGAGGTACGCTACCAGCCAGTGCGGCTGGTTTCACGTCTTTGCGGCTAATCTGCTCCTGCGCCACTCGTGGTTCCGTGGGCTGTTTGACTGGTTTCGCGGCTGTGCCAAATCAGTACACGCAGACCTGGGCTGGCCACTATGGCTCAAGATCAATGACGAGCTGCACTGCATGCTCCTGATCGGTGAGAATAAAGACAAAGCGGAGCTACTGCTCTCTGACATACAGGCTAACCTGACTGCTAACGAACGCTTCAAGCATGACTTTGGCGAGCAGCAGGTCTACGGCTCCTGGGCCGAGGGCAACTTTAAAACAAAGGATGGGTGCTCTTTTTTCGCACTCGGTATAGGGCAGAGCCCGCGCGGATTCCGCGATGCGGGCATGAGGCCGGACTATATCGTAGTGGATGATGTGGACAGCGAGGAGCTGAGCAATAACCCCAAGCGCGTACGCAGGCTGGTCAAGTGGGTGACCGGCGGACTGATGGGCTGCTTTGACGGCCCCCGCCAGCGGCTCATCGTGGTCAATAACAGGCCCTTTGTACACGGCGTGATAGGGTACCTGATCAAGGATAAGATCTGCGAGAACGCCCTGACCGATAAAAAGACCGAGTACGATGTGCCACTCGGCACCATAGCAAAGGGTATCAAAGCCACCAAGGCTATAGCCTACCAGGTCAAAAAGGGATGGCATCGCCTGCGGGTGAATGCTGTGAATAGCATAGAAGACCCGGAGCCGTCATGGCCGGAGAAGTACACCCGCGAGTACTGGCAGATGATGATAGACGATAAGACGTACAGCGACTTTATGGGCGAGTATCAGAATACGCCTATCACCGAGGGTACGATATTCAAAAACGAGTGGCTGCAATGGCGCAAGGCGCTGCCGCTGGAGCAATACGACTACCTGATCTGCTACTGTGACCCGAGCTGGAAAGGCACGGCTGGCAGCGACCACAAGGGTATCGCCTTCATAGGCAAGGTAGGCCGCGAGTACCACCTGCTCAAGATATTCAACCGGGTAGCCAGCAACACCACCATGGTGCAGTGGATGTATGATATCTACGAGAGCATGGACCCGCATCGCAGCAGGCGGCCCTACCGCTTTGAGGTAAACAAGACCGTGAGCTGTGTCTTCTACATCGAGGCCACGCTAAACCAGGACCTGCACCTCGGCGAGTTTGAGCGCGAAGGAGACGCCCGTGGCTGCCAGCTACCCATCCGGCCCGACCTGCGTGCCAAGGGGGATAAGTTTAGCCGTATCGAAAGCCTTTCTGCTTTCTACTCGCGCGGCTGGTTCTTTCACAATAGTGACGAGAACGATAACCCGGACATGCTGCTGCATATCGAGCACACCAAGGCATTTGAGCACGGTACGAAGACCCCAGACGATAGCCTCGACGCTGAGGAGGGCGCTATCTACTACGCGCAGCGCCACACCAAGGCCATAGGACACGACCCCATCACGGGAGGGTATCCCGATCACAATAATAAAAAGTGGTAACACCATGAAAGGAATCGACATCAGCTACTGGAACGGCAAGCCCGACTGGAGCAAAGTAAAGACAGACAAGGCCGGGATAGGCTTTGTATACATCAAGGCCACGGAGGGCATCACCCGCACGGAGCCACTCGCCAGAGACCAGGCACAGGGCGCCAAGGACGCGGGGCTCAGGATAGGCTACTATCACTTTGCCCATCTCGATGCGCTGGCACCTGATATGGAGGCGCTGGCCTTTGCCCGCCGCATGAATGCGCTGCCTGCTGCAGACCTGCTGCCGGTGCTCGATATCGAGACCAACAAGAACCACCTCACGGCCCAGCAGGTGCGCCAGTGGATAGAGACCTTTGAGCGGGTCATGACAGAGCAGGGACACCCGCGTATCATGCTGTACAGCTACACGCCATTCCTCAATGCCAACCTGCCACTGGGCCACGGCCTCGGCAGGCTGCCGCTCTGGGTGGCGCAGTACCGCGCAGACAGCAAGCCGCCGACCCTGCCTAACGGCTGGGATAAGTACACCCTCTGGCAGTATAGCAACACCGCCGCCGTAGCAGGCATGACAGGCCAGGTAGATATCAATGTCTGCCAGGAGCTGCCGATTAAATAACCTTTCAATCCCTTTCAAATGCCATTCATAGAGCAGACAGAGCTAAACGATGTGATCAAGTCCGAGATACTGGACGACATCCTGGACTCCAATACCGAGGCCTTTGACGAGGCGGCGCGGTGGGCAGAGGAGCAGGCGCGCGGGTATATCAACGAGCGGTATGATGATGACTACGAGTTTGCCCGCACCGGTGCCGACCGAAATGACTGGCTGCTGGGCACCATCAAGGACCTGCTGCTATTCCGCCTGCACCTGCGTATCAACCCGCGTGCCGTGCCGGAGCTGCGCGAGACCCAGTGCAAGATGGCGCTGAAGAACCTCCTGCAGGTGCAGAATGGCACCTTCAGCCCCGCAGGCATGAAGACACGCAAGGATGATGTCAACCAGGATGAGAGCGCC